GTGGGTTCTGGTGGTACATACCCAACCACCATCACAAAAGAAAACGACTTCCTGCTTGCAAACGGAACAACCTGGACGGCTCTGGCTGGTTCAGAAATAACATTCCAGGCTTTCAAATCGGATACTGATGCCTGGAAATTCCTCGAACTCTCACGGAAATAACCCGACATAGAGATTCTTTCATCGAAGCCCTGCCTTGTGCGGGGCTTTTTTTTCGCATTAAATCACTAAAGAGTACTATGTCCGCTTCGCTTTGTTTATCCCGGCTTCGCCTTTGTTTTTCATCAATGAAGCACCAGAGAGTACTATGCCCGCTTCGCTTTGTTTATCCCGGCTTCGCCTTTGTTTTTCATCAATGAAGCACCAGAGAGTACTATGCCCGCTTCGCTTTGTTTATCCCGGCTTCGCCTTTGTTTTAAATATTTTATGTCCTTTCGGACATTGCATTGTCATTGCATCTTTGATGCATGAAAGAAAAAATACCAGAAAAAACAAAGCATACTCCTTTAGTCAGGAAATTTCCAAAATACGGGAGAAACGAACCTTGCCCTTGTGGCAGTGGCAAAAAGTTTAAACATTGCTGTGAGCTTGCCTACAAGCTCAATCTGGCTAAGAAAATCACACAAATCAGACAAAATCACATGAAAGAACAAATTATTACTTATCTGCGCACCGATCGTAGTTTTGAATCAGGCGCCAGGCTTTATCACAAACTTGGGCATAACCTTGCCCTTATCAGAAAATTCAACATTCAGGGAGAAAGCAAATCCAATCTTGAGATGCTTCACTACCAGTTATGGAAGCTCACAGGATTGCCTGAAAAAGAATTTAATGATATCATGATGCAACCGGTTTCAAAACCAAAACAACCGGAAAACATCCTAAAGCAAATTATTGAAGCTGCTGAAGCTGCTCCATCAACAATTTCAGTTACCGAAGCTGTAAAATTTAAGCTCCGGGAAGAGTTTCCATTCCTGGCTGATAAATCCTGTCCGGATGCTTTTAAAATCCTGGTTGCCGACATGATGACGGCTCATGACAATTACATACAGGCTCACGAAGAACTGTTCAATATAACCAACGAACAGGAAGCCTTTGATGCTGCTGATACACTCATCAACAATTACCTGGATAACCAGGCAATCTGGAAAGAGCTTAATCATTATAAAACTACCGGAGCCATCCTGGGCAAGCATCCTTACTTCCAGGATCAGAACCGCCAGAAGGAGCTGACTGCTAAAAGTGTTCCAGACCTGATGATCATGCTTCGAAATATCGAACATTCGATCTGGCGGGTTACAAAGAAAATGAAAGACGATCCCAAACCGGAACTTGTTGCCAAGCGAGAAAAAACAATCCGGGATTATGAACGTGACAAGAAGATCATCAAATCGTTGCTGAATCTTAATGAATAAATTCTTTTCGATAAAAGATATTACCACAGAGGCTGATCCGGTTCAGGAAGATAAAAACGCCATTCAGCCGCTCAGGTTTACCGGCCTTCATGATATGAAGGTCGGTAACCTTTCTGAATTGATAAAACGCTATCCTGATGACCAGGAAGCTTTTTTTATATGGACAGTGAACAGCTTTAATGCATTCACCTTTATTCCTTATCTTATCAAAAATTCAGGAACGATCAAAGAACTGATCATTTCAACCTATTCCATCAACATCAAAATCATTGATGCTTTATCCGGGTATCTTCATAAAGGACTGGTTGAATCGGTTTACATATTAATCAGTGATTCAGCTAAATTCCGAATTCCAACGGTGATTGATCACCTTGAACAGTTTGCCTCAAACAACCAGGATAATGTTACTGTTCGCTATGCCTGGAACCATTCGAAGGTGACGCTGATCAGGACGGGTGAACATTATTTTGTTATCGAAGGATCCGGCAACTTTTCTGAGAACTCGAGGCATGAACAATACATTTTCCTAAACGCTCAGGAGATATTCAATTTTCGCAAAAAATGGATAACTGATGAAATTCACGGACGAACAACTTAACGAAATTGAGCAGCTTGCTGGGCTAAATTACAGTGTGAATCAGGTTGCTATGTACCTCAATGTCGAGATACAATTAATCAAAGATGAATATCAGAATAAAGATTCTGAATTCAGATATCATTATGAGCGTGGGCAGCTTGTTTCACAGTATGAAATTGATAAAACAACTTTAGATTCCGCCAAAAAAGGCAACATCACTGCACAACAGCGATATGATAAAAAAGTCAAAGAAAACAGACTCCGTCAGGCTAAAGAGCGGATTTTCGGAAGAGATTGAGCATGTTGACATTAATGTACTTCAACATTACATTAAAACAGGCAAAACAAAGGCGATGCCCGCCAACATGGTCAGGTACCTCGAGATTATCGAGATCATCCGGGCTATGTATTCAAAATACGAAACAAAGAGTTTTATCATCAATACCCTGATGACGCCGGTGTATGGTTTCTGTCGGCGTGATTCCAACCGCCTTTATTATGATTCCCTTAATTTCTTTTTCGCCGACAACGATGTAAAACAAAAGGCCTGGCAGAATATCTACGCCGAGCACATCGAAAACCTAGCTTATTATGCGCTCGAGCGTGATGAGCTTGACATTGCCAGGCGTTGCTTTATGGATGCCGCAACTATGAGGGGCGTTGGTAAAGACGAAAAGAATGAAATACCTGCAGAGATGCTTAACCGCCCGGTTATCATTTATACCATCGACCCCGAAAAGGTTGGAATCCCTCAGGCTTCCAGGCGTGAGCTTGCCCAGTTTATTGATAACCTTCCTGAGATTTCTGAACGTGAACGTGTTCGTGTAAAGCGGGATGCCGGCATTATCGAAACCACTTTATTCGAAGATATCATCACCAACGATAGCAAACCCGATGATGCTAAAGATTGATGAAGTAAACGCCGAGATCCGTTATGCCAACCTGGTAAAAATGACCATCGACCTGGTTAAACCCAAAAACCTGGTCTTTATCGGCGGGCGTGGTACCGCAAAATCAACTGATATTATTGCCGAACGTTCGATTGATATCTGCTATGATATGCCCAGGGCACCTTTTGCCTTTGTGGCAGACACCTATGTTAACCTGATGTCGAATATTGTTCCAGCGATACTGCTTGGTTGGGAGCGTAAAAAGTGGTTCGAATTTGACCCATCAACAGGCTTCGGGCATTACGTTGTTGACAAGCAACCACCGGATAGCTGGCCTAAACCTTACATCAAAACCTTTGATTACAAACACACCATTTCGACGCATCTGGGTAATAAATTCTTCCTGATTTCGCTCGACAGAGCATCCATCAGCGCGGGTATCTCGGTAGTTCATCATTTTATTGATGAATGCAAGTTTGCCCGGGAAGATCGTGTGAGCAGGTTGTTCCCGACTTTGCGTGGTGATGCGCTGCTGTATGGGAATTCCAACTATTTCATGGGCCAGACTTTTTGCACCGACATGCCCAACCCAAATATGGGTGAGTATGATTGGATATTCAGGCTAGAAAAGAACATGAACAAAGAGCAGATTGTTAAAATTATTCAAACTTCACTTTTAGTAAATGAATTGAATATTACGCTGTACAATGCACAACAGTCGAATAATGAAAAGCTGATCAAAGCCACAAATTTTCAATTACAGAGATGGACCGCAAGGCTCAAGAAGATCCGGCAGGGATCGACATTCTTTTATATCGTAAGCTCCTTCGCCAATGCTGATATCCTTACCCTTAATTATTTCAAGAACCTTTTTGAATCGCTTGATTTTGAAGAATTCAAATCTTCAGTGCTTTCCATAAAAGCAAGCCTCGAAAAAAATGCCCGGTTTTATGGCAATCTCAAAGCCACTCACTTTTATGATGATTCTTATGATTATGCCTACTATGATCAGTTTAGCCTACTCGACAACATCAAGCAAAATAGCCTTGGACTTAAATATGTCAGGCATGATCAGTTACTCGAAGCGGGATTTGATGCAGGCAACATGATGTCTTTGGTGATAGGGCAGGAGCAAGGCTCAACTTATAGAGTGCTCAAGAACATGTACATCCTTTCGCCAGAATGGATCCGTGAGCTTGCTAACAAGTTTCTCGAGTTCTTTGCTAAACATAAGCGCAAGACCTTACATCTTTACTATGATCGTTCAGCAAATCAGTACAGCAAAGCAAAGCAGGACTTTGCTTCAAAGTTCAAGCAGAACATTGAGAAAGATAATGATGGCAAAGCAACCGGTTGGAATGTTGTACTGATGAGCGTAGGACAGTCCAACATAACACACTCAGAAGAGTTCGATCTGATGAATGAGTTGATGGGTGGAAATAATAGGCATCTTCCAAATTTACAGATAGATTATCACGAATGTCGTGAGCTTAAGAGTAGCCTTGAGAATGCTCCATTAATAAAGGATGGCCGAGGCAACATTAAGAAAGATAAAAGCTCAGAAAAACTGGCAGCACAGCGCCTGCCTATGGAATCAACCAACTTCTCTGATGCATTCAAGTATCTCTTATGTCGTAAGAAATACCTGAAGGTAGTGAAGCACAGACATCTTACCACTACGCTTGGTGATGCTAAGATCAGAGGTTGATCTACTGGTTACCTATTACATTATTTATGGTTTAGCTTAACAGTGGTTGCACTTCTGCACCACTGGTGGGGCTGTCTGTCACATTTCGCCTTTTTGGCCTCTCTGTCATGACCACATAGGGACAGGGCGGGTCGTCAATAACTAACGTAAACGCCAACTTTTGAAAAGTTGGCGTTGGTTTAAATCCTGAAAGTTTGAGATTTACTCCCATAATGTGTATTTTTTTAATGCTGTTTTTACAGATTCGCGCCGCTTTTTTCTTTTTGGAAAGAAAAAAGCTTGGCAAAAAAGAAAACTTCGCGCAATGGCTGAGAATTAATTGATGCGCGCCACTTTTTTTCTTTTGATGTAGCGACAAAAGAAAAAACCTGGACTAAAAAAGAAAACCCACCCTGCGTTTACTCAATTTGATGGCAAAGGTACAGCCAGCAAAATATCTATGTAAAGCCCGGACGGACAATGCATTTTTATTTTTAGCTGACATTGCCCGACCGCCCGTTGGGTTTTTTCAGATATTTCTTAACGCTGCGCTAAAATATCTGACCTAAAGGCTTGACTTAGAATTTTTCTTAGCTGTGGTTTCTGGCCATAAATTTTTTAACTCACCGGCGCGCCAGATGCCACAATAAGCCTCCGTGGGCAGGAGCAATAATTATGAAAAAATTTAAAGGTCTTTATGATGCTTTTGTTGAATTTCTTGATGGTCTTTATTTTGAAGGCTACGCTGAACGGCTTAAAGACGAGGATCCTGAATTGTTTTATTTTGAATGGGAACAATATCAGGGGCTTTTTTCTTAAGATTTCGAGCCACGTCGGGGGACGTGGCTCATTTTTTTTATTCGTACGGCATATTTTTTAAAAATCCCGTGAACATCGGGTTCCCGGGATTTTTTTAGGAGCCACCCGCACTATTACTTAAATTTTATGACAAAGGTACAGCCAGTAAAATATCGTAAGTAAAGCCCGATTGGACAATGTTTTTGATTTTTTAGCTGACATTGTCCATTCGCCCGTTGGGTGGCTTCAGAAATATTTTAACGCTGTGCTAAAATTTCTGACCGCCAGGCTTGACTTAGAATTTTTCTTAGCTGTGATTGGACGTCATAAATTTAATTAACCGGCGAGCCAGATGCCAAAATTAGTCCCAGGGCAGGGCAAACACACATGACAAAATCAGAATATCAGGATTACATCAGTGACATCATGGAAATGTCGAACAACGGAGCTGACCTTGCTGCAAAGCATTTGGAAATTGTAGAGATTGTAAGAGTTAAACTGGATGATTGCTCACACAGAGAACATCACACGTTGAAAGACATCCGTGAAGCTCTTAATTCAGGCTTTTACGATAAAGCTTATTTTGAATAATAAAAAAGGGGCGAAAGCCCTTTTTTTATGGTCGTAACTGACAAGGTAAAAATCCCGTGAACATTGAGTTCACGGGATGTTTTTTTTGTGGCTCGCGTACTAACTCTACTGTTACTTAAATTTTCGGCAAAGGTACAGCCAGCCAAATATCTAAGTAAAGCCCGACCGGACAATGTTTTTAATTTTTTAGCTGACATTGTCCGGTCGCCCGTTGGGTGGCTTCAGAAATTTTTGAGGAAATTTCTGACCGCCAGGCTTGACTTAGAATTTGTCTTAGCTGTGGTTTCTGGCCATAAAATTTAACTAACCGGCGAGCCAGAGGCCAAAAATAGTCCGCAGGGCAGCGGCATCATTCTATGTTAAAATCGCGCTCACTGAAAACTCAGTGTTATGTTATTCCCGGGAAACGAGGAAAACGGACTAAGTTTTTTCCTCAATTAACCCTCAGGGGCCGCTGGCTCGAAGAGGCCGGTTTCCCACCTGATTACTTTGTTGAAGTTCATGTTCAGGATGGCAGACTGATCATTGAACCTGTTGGTGTTCCCTGTACCGCATGAACCGGCCTCCCTATCAAGGGGAACCCAGGCTGACAAAAACCCGCTATCCGATAATCTGCCACTGTGGTGCGCGGGTAAAGGCCGGAGATTTCATAATCCATTTTCCGATTTCACAAAATGCCAAGTGCTATAAGTGCGGCAAATGGGATTATGAATCGGTTTTCCGGAAAAAACTTTCACTTCCTACTTAATTTTTAAACCGGCGTGCCAGATGCCAACATAAGTCCGCAGGGCAGCGGCATTTTATTATGTTTCAAGAATCAGGGGCCTCCGGGCCTCTTTTTTTATAATTAGTTATAAAGCTAATATTTAACATCGTTTAACAAAATAAAGCTTGCATATATTAGTTTTATGACTAATTTTACAATGTATTTAAAACGAATAATTAACTAATAAAAATTACGAATTATGAAAACTTTAATCGAAACAACAACAGGCACAATTTCAAGTCAAATGATTTTAGACCACTGCGGCGACTATGCAGGTAAATTTCAAGACACTGCTTTTGACTTACTTTCAACAGTATGTAAATTACCAGAATTTGAAGACAATCAGTGGTGCGACATCATGTTTGACCATGATGGAGATGTTTATGCGATCTGGGCTGAAGATGCTTTGACTTGCTCAAATGCAGATGCAAAATATATTCAGCTTGATCGCGAAGATTGCGAGGCAGCGTTTGACGGTATGAAAGAAAAAATGGAAAACTAAATTTAACTGCTGCGCTATCGGCAATACGGGCAATTTTATGAAAGACGAAGCAATAAACATTTTAGATCAAATCTCAAACCTCATAACTTCATATCAGTATTATGAGGAAGCAGAAGAGCAGGCAGGGGAAAGTATCCAGGAAGATGTTCATGAGTATTACAGAATACTGAATTTTGCTTATGATTTACTAACCAGGACAGCATTAATCAGTTCGATAAAGGTGAAAACACCTGAAGAGATGAAAGAACCTGGCTTTGAGGAAGAATATATTCAAAGTTATGGTATTGCAGCCGATGAGTTTGCTGATTTTTCGTTTGCTCTTGCAACCCAAAAGGGCGAAATTTCGCTTCGCAGATTGCTGCGAACGATGATTAACCGCGCCGGTTTTGGTGATAACCCAATTACAATGAAAGATGTTTGCACGCAAACTCATCAGGGTTATCCGAATATGAGCAGGTACCTTTCCGGAAAACAGTCGCTATCGAGCGATAATTATGAGAAAGCTTTGAATTTTGTTTTAAAAAAATAGCTTTTATCTATTTTTATTTAAAGCCTCTGAGTTACTCAGGGGCTTTTTTTTTATCTCACCCGACACTGAGAGATGATCACTTAAATTGGCTGGCAAAGGTACAGCCAGTCAAATATCATAAGTAAAGCCCGGACGGCCAATGCCTTTTCAATTTTTTAGCTGAGCATTGGCCGTCCGCCCGTTGGGTGGCTTCACGCTTTAAGGCGTGACCGCCAGGCTTGACTTAGAATTTGCCTTAGCTGTGATTTCTGGCCATCAATTTAAATGATTCATTTTTCAAAATTAAACTGGCGTGCCAGATGCTAAAAAAAGTCCGCAGGGCAGCGGCAAATAATTATGACAACCGGATCAGCAAATGCAACTCCGAAAAATGGTTCAGCATCGAAAGCTGACAGTACTCAACCAAAAGTTGAGAACGTTCAAAATGCAACGGCTCCTGCCGAAGTGAAAATTCCTAAACCGGAAGCTCCGGTAATAAAGAATTTTACTTTGCATGAGATTGAGCAAAAGACCGAGTTCCTGAACACGCTTTTTACGAAAAGGATGCGGCTTCACGAAGCTAAACTGAAGCTGGAAAAGTTCAGGATCGGATCGGACGATTCGCTTACGGTTCGTTTTTCGGACAATGACGGGAATTCATTTACCACCGCAAACAAGGAGCCTATTGAGAAAATGCTCAGGATGGTGAAGGATGGAATTTCGGTTTCGCTGATGGAAGTTGAAGCACATATCAAATCGATATTTGAGTAAGCTGCAACTTCGGATTAAAAAACCGGATCCGGTTTTCCGGATCCGGTTTTTTTTATGGGCGTAGGCTTTTTTTGTCCTTTCATCTCCTCTATTATCCTCTTAATCTTGCTCATCATTTAGTATTCACTAAAATTTATTACAAAATGAAAAAGTACTTTGGTAATTTTAAGATTGTGCTGCTGTTTGCAGCGATGCTGGCCTTAATGGCCTTTACACCTTCGGTGTTTCCGGCTTCATCTTCACCGCCTGGTGAGAACCCTTTAGGATGGAACGAAGGGAACTTTCCGTCAACACTCTATCTTATCGACCCTGCTGATAATGACTGGTACACGAAAGGTGACAGCATTTATTCGATGTTCAAAATCAATGACGAATACTACGCTTCAGGTGTAAAGTGGAGCAAATCAAGTATGGGTTTTGCGATGGCCTTTGCAAACGTACACGGCATGCCTGTTAAGGTTGGATTTGGTACTGATGAACAAGTCTATTGGGGAGTTTGCCGAAAAGGCATTATTTACCAACTCTCATTACAAACTACATACAAAGGAAAGTATGATACAAACGCAGTGTTTGCAATGACTGATGAAGTTCTTACGGTGCTCGATAATCCTTATTACTCTTTAAATCCTGTCTGGCCTGATGTAACCGACTTCAAAATTAAACCGCCAACAGCCGGTAAATGGGTGTATTTCAGGGATATTATTTCATACAAAAACATGCTACCGAAATACATCGAATGCACCACAAAACTTACTGTTTGTGATGGGTGCGCCCTGGTGAAATACGGGAAATACTTTAACGAAACAAAGTTGAAATTCAGTGATGCAGATATTGCGAAAGGATATATCTCGATAACAATTTTCGCTCAGCCACTTAAGAATAGCAACTCAAAACAAACCTCCAAAACTTACAAGCTAAGCTGGAGCTGACTGAGCAGCGCCAACATAAAAATAACAGGTCTTTAAAACCTTTGAAATAAATAAAATTGAACAATACAATTAACATTTGGGATGCCATCCGGCAGATGCGCGAGCTGAGCAAACAAGGCGGATCGTTTTCGATCACGTTTATGAGCTATTCCAGGGAGCGCTGTAAGTCGGATGGCATTATCGAAGTTACCAACGCCAGGCTTCGGCCTCAAGATTCGCCTGCAGGCGAATATTCTGATTACATGCTTAATTACGTGGACATTGACAGCGGCGAAGCTTACCATTTTTGGCAACCCTGCCTGATGTATTTTAACCAACAAAGAGTTACGATAAAATGATAGTAAGAAATGGAAACGGTGGGATAATCGAACTGGCTGATGTGGCCTATTCGTTTCATATTGCCAGCGCCGACAATGGCGTTAACGATTTTGAATTCTTTAATGGCAACCTACAGAAGCGCTGGGAAAGTAACCCGCTTTCGGTGGGACCTTACCGGATAGTGCCTTTCGGCGAAACCAACAACCTCCCGGTTGTTTTGCGCGATATTATCGAAGACAATAACCTGGCCGAAGGGATTATGAAACGGCAGCGCGGCCTGATATGGGGACAAGGCCCCGAGCTTTACCGCACTGAGTTTAAAGAAAACAAGCGTGAAAAGATTTGGGTGAACGATCCTGAAGTATTATCCTGGTTAAAATCGTGGGATTTTGAAACCTACCTGCAGCACATCATTATTGATTATTTCCATTCGGAATGCTGTTTTACAAAAGTATTTCGTAATCGTGGTACCCGGATTGGTGCTCCTGGTATGATACCAAAACTGGAATATGTTTCGGTAAGCCGTGCCCGCCTGGAGTGGCCGGATGACCGCTTGAACCCAAAACGCGCCATTATTGGCGATTTTGATGAGGAGATTTACAACTACCTTTCGGCTTACCCGCTTTTTGATGAAAACGACCCGTTTGCCCATCCAATTGCAGTAAAGTTTGACAACATGGCGAGCTTTGCCCGCCGTTTTTATGGTGTTCCGGCCTATTATGGCGCCCTGAACTGGATAAAAAAGGCTTCGCAGATTCCTAAGATCCTGCAGGCGCTCACCGACAATTCACTAAATATTAAGTGGCACATTGTTTCTCCTGCAAGTTATTGGGAAAACAAGAAAGAAATGCTGATGGAAAACTGCACACTCAAAGGTGAGCAGTACAATCCAAAAATGCTGGAAGATTTGAAAGACGAAATTTTTGATAAGCTGGCTAAGGTTTTGGCCGGGGAAACGAATGTTGGAAAGTTTTTCACCAGCGAAAAGGTGATGAACGAATTTCAACAGATGGAAAACTGGGAGATTATCCCGATAGACCAGAAAGTTAAAGATTTTATTGATTCGCAGATCAGCATTGCAAACAAGGCTGATTCGGCAACAACTTCCGGGCTTGGGCTGCATCCTGCCTTATCGAATATTATGATTGATGGCAAACTTGCATCCGGATCAGAACAACTTTACGCGCTCAAACTTTACCTGGCGACCGAGATTGACATACCTGAGCTGATTATTACAAAAGCTGTGAATGCTGCCATTGCCGCCAACTGGCCGGGTAAGGGTTTGAAACTTGGCTTTTATCATGACATCGTGAAAACAGAAGATTCGGTAACTTCAAACGAAAGGGTTAAAAATGCTGTTTAAAACCATCGACGAATTAAAGAAAGCAACAGGTTTCCTGTATGCTCAAAACAATATCGAAAACATAACCACCGACCTGGAGCTTGCCGAGGAAGATTTGCGTGGGGTTGTGGGTGATGAGATTATTGATGCGGCTTTGGCTCACTATGACAGTGAAAATTACGAAAGTCAGAATCCAGTCCCGGCAGATCCGCCGGCAGATCCACCAGTGGACCCGCCAAATTATGAAATTTGGACAAAACTTGTCAAATACATCCAGTTGCCGGTGGCATATTTTGCAATCCATTCTTTTTATCAGAATACAGATGTTTCGCATGAGGACACCGGACGTAAAGTAAAGATTGATGCCGAGCGTGAGAAACTCCCGTGGGAATGGATGCTTGAAAAAGATGAAAAGGCTATCCTTAAAAAAGCACACCGCACCACCGACCGGCTGATCAACTTCCTGGAGCAAAACATTGACGCGTTTCCAGAATGGGCTGGATCGGATGCCAGGAAAGAAATCAGATGCCAGTTTATTGCATCGGCAACGGAGTTTCACACGGTTTACCCGATTGATTATTCGCGCCGGTTTTTCCTGACCATCAGCCCGTTTATCCGTGAAGCCGAACGGAAATACATTAAGCCGGTTTTGGGCGAAGATGTTTTTGATGTGATGAAAACCGCCATGGGAACGCTTCCCGATCCGGATGCCGAGCCACCGGTAACCGCTTATGCAGATACCGACGGCTTGCTTCCGCTTATCCGTGTGCCGCTGGCTCTGTATGCGATGAGTATTGCAGTGACCAGGCTTTCGTTGGAAGTACTTCCCGAGGGCGTTTTCCAGAATCTTGTTTCAGAAAGATTAACGCAAAATGCAAAGGTTCCGGCAACGGCTCAGGACAGGTTTGAGATTTCGAAGAGCCTGCAAACACGGGCAAATGATGAGTTAAGGTTTTTGCAGGAAAAAATCAGGAAAATTGCAGCCGCCAGTTCAGAAACTGAATTTATTGCTGCTGATTTGACACAGGGATTGTTGGAGACGAACAAATTTGCGAGGATGTAGCCTCCCCCCGACCCCCTCCAATTGGAGGGGGAGGAAGAGCCCCCCGCATCGGGGGGTTGGGGGGCAAAAAAAGAAGGAAGATTATTATGACAAAACTTGAGATACCAGCCATTAATTTTGAAAAGGAAATCCCGGCAAGTTTCGATGAAATGAGCAGCGAGGAGTTTATCCGGTTTGCACATCTTTACCTGGAGCTGCAAAAAGGTGCCATAACTCTTAACCATCTGAAAACTGAAATGGTATTCCAGTTCCTGGGACTGAAATACAGCAAATGGCGCTTCGAGCTGATGCTTGAAGAGGACAAGGCAAAGATTTATGAGAATATTTACCTGATCAGTGAGAAACTTGATTTCTTGTTCGTGCAGGAACCCACCGACGACGGGAAAATTAACTTAAAAGTTAATTTCCCGTTCACCAAAAATCTTATCCCGAAATATCAGGGCTTTATTGGTCCGGATGACATCATGAATGATGTTACATTTTTGGAATACAAAAATGCGCATGTTGCAGCCATGGAGTTTTTGAAATCGTCGGACGAGACTGATTTAAACTGGTTCGTGGCTACGTTATATCGGAGGCCATGGCTGCGATGGCTTAAAAAACCGAGCTATGACGAGTTTAAAACCAAAAAAAACGCCGAAAAAGTAAGTTGCTGGCCTGTTTCGGTGAAATATGCCATACTACTTAATTTTTTAGCATGGGAAGAGTACATCCGGACGGGCACTTTTACGATTGATGGCAACGAGATTAGTTTTTCGATACTGTTTAAATCGTCTGGGGATGATGAAGGTAGCGATGCCGGAACCGGATTAACCGGCCTGCTTTTTACGATAGCCGAAACCGGAGTGTTTGGAAACGTGAAAGCTACTTCGGAACAGAACCTGTATGATATCCTTTTCAGGCTTTACCAGGTGCAGCGTGAGAAAATGGAGATGGAGAAACGAATGAATAAAAAGAAATGATAACGATTGCACAACTTGCGGCATTTGCTGCGCGCCTGAAGGATAACACCGATTTGAATCATGTTATCCTGGTAACTACCGAAAGTGAGCTTACTAAAAAAATGCAGCAGGTAAAACAGGAGCAGTTCCCGATACTTGTTGTTGTGATCCCAAGTTACGACGCTACAGGAAGCCGCGACAGCCTGAGCATGATGGCGCAAATGATAATGTTTGTGCTTAAAAAAGACCGCGCCCAGGGAGCTACCGAAACAAACCAGATGTCCGACATGGAAGAAACCCTTGCAATTACTAATGCTATCGCCGGTTTCCTGCTTAATGGCTTTGCTGATTACGAGGATTGTATTTTTTATCAGGGAATACAACCCGCTTCGATACACATCGATCCTGAGTACAACTACCTTGGCTGTAGTGGCTGGAGCCTGGGATTTACAATTAAAAATTAAAACAAATTATTATATGACAGACACTATGAAATCAGAATGGAGAAAAGCTTTGTGGACTGTGGTAGTTGCAGGGATTATTGCTATTGTGAGTAATTTCATTCAGAATATTTCGGCGCAATCATCGATGAATGAACAATTAAAAGTCATGCAGAGTGAAATAACTCTGATCCGCTCAAAAATTGATATTATTCAGATCCAGATGGGTAACAAGGTTGACCGGGAGACGCTTGACAATAACATAGTTATTATGAACGGAAAGCTGGATGAGATGGGTACCAGGATTTTTGAAATTTACAAGGAAGTTAAACGATAAACTCTTAAAAAATGGGAAAATTTAAAGACGAAAACGGAAAAACCCGCGTAGGGGCTTTCCTGGAGACCGTTGCTCCAACTGTTTTAGACCTGGCTGGAGATCTTACCGGGGTTGGCGCCCTTAACAAGCTTGGCGAATTGATTGACAAAAGCCCTGATATGAGCGAGCAGGATAAAAACATTGCGCTGGAGATGCTCCGTTACGATGTTGAAGACCGGAAGAGCGCACGTGAGATGCAGGTTGCAGCATTGGCTCAGGATGATGTTTTCTCGAAAAGATTTAACTACTACCTGAGTAGTGCAATAATTATTATTTTTGCTGTGCTGATGGTACTTTTGTTCTTTGTTACGATACCTGAAGGAAACAGCGAAATAGTTTACATGGGATTTGGAACGTTTATCGGGATTGTTGGCACGGTTGCAGCCTTTTATTTTGGCAGCAGCTCCGGAAGCAAAGACAAAACAGAAGGATTAATGCAGGCTCTAAAGAGCCGACGAAGATAACCACCAGGGCCGGAAGAAACAGAAAAGTGCCCGCTATGTGTTTTATAGCTCCGGATTAATTTCCGGGGCTTTTTTTTTGCTGTAAAACGTCCTTTTCTCATCATTAATGAGGGTTTATTTTCGCTGCATGGAAGGTAAATATAATGATGTTGAGCTGCTTTTTATCCGTGAAGTTCTGGATGAATTCGGTGACGACCTGGTTGACAGGCTTACCGAGGAAGTTGAGAAACGCGAGTTAAAGAAATCGGGCGACCTGGTAAACAGCCTCTCGGCTAAAGTTACCAACGAAGGCATTAATCCAAAACTCGAAATAAGCTTTTTTGGCTATGGCCGTGCGATTGAGATAAAATGGCATAAACTCCGTAAGAACCGGCGTGCTTTTAACGAAAGTACAGAGGTTTATTTGTGGGGACACCGCAAAAAGCGGTTGAAAAGCAGCAGTAAAAAGGCTAAAGACACGCTCTGGTATTCGCGCACGGCTTACGGTAGTATCAACCGGTTATTATCCATCCTATCCACCAACTACTCAGAACATGAGCAGGAACGATTAAAGAATTTGCTTAACCGCCAAAAAATAAGGCTTACACCATGAGTTTAAAAATAGACCGGCTACAGCTTGATATCGTGATCAACAACGACCAGGCGCGTAAATCGTTACGCGAGCTGGAAGATCATTCCAGGGAACTACAACGGCAAATGTCGAAGGTTCCAAAAGGCTCTGAAGAATGGAACAAGATGAACACCCGCCTGAAGGAATTAAAGGTGCAGCATGATAAGGTAATTGAGAGCATCGGGATACAGAACCTGACGATGAAGGAACTTTCGGCCAGGCAAAGGGAGTTAAATGCTATTTTGCTTAATATGAGGCCTGGCATGAAAGGCTATGAGGACTTGAAGCAGCAGCAGATCGAGGTTGGCAAGCGACTAAAGGAATTGAAAAGCGGAGCGCAAGAGACATCGTTCTCGATTGATAAACTTGCCCAGGGTTTTAATAAGTATTTTGGATTGCTTACTGCTGGACTTGCCTCACTCACCGGCGTATATTTCAGCTTACAGAAATTGGTAACAGGATCGGCCGAATTATCGGACGCATTAGCTGATGTGCGAAAAACTACCGGACTTACCGATGTTGAAGTTAAGCAACTTGCCAAAGATTTAAAAACGATTGATACAAGATCATCGCGCAGTGAGCTTTTAGAACTTGCCAGAATAGCCGGTAAACTTGGCGTTACAGGAAAAGATGATATCCTTGGGTTTGTTCGCGCAGCAGATCAGATAAGTGTGGCTCTGGCTAACGATCTGGGCGGTAATGTTGAAGAGGCCGTGAACCAGATCGGTAAATTAGTTGATATTTTCAAGGTTAAAAATGAGTATGGCCTGGAGGCCGGGTTACTTAAAACCGGATCAGCAATTAATGCACTTGGCGCAGCATCGACAGCTAATGAGGCTTACCTTGTAGAGTTTGCAAAACGTATGGGTGGCGTTGCCAACCAGGCAGGAATTTCGATACAGCAAATACTTGGCCTTGGTGCAACTCTGGACCAGCTTGGCCAAACTTCGGAGGTTTCTTCGACCTCACTGATGGGATTATGGGTTGATATGTTTAAGAAACCCGGCGAATATGCTGATATCGCGAAGATGAGCATGAAGGAATTTACCGACCTTTTGAAAACGGATGCCAACGAAGCGTTTATCCGCTTACTTGACGGACTTAACGGCAACAACGACGGCTTAACGGCCATGGCCAATAAACTTGATGGCCTTGGCCTGGATGGCAAACGCTCGATAAGTGTACTGGCAACACTTTCGCAAAACACGCAGATGCTCAGACAACAGCAAACGTTATCGAACCAGGAATTTGAAAAAGGTACTTCGCTTACCAAGGAATTTAATGTAAAAAATGAAAACCTTGGAGCAACAATGGCTAAAATAGGCAAAGCGATAGGACAATGGTTTGTTAGTTCGAAAATGGTTGATATCATTGGAAATATTGCTACCAGAATACTTGATATTGTTAAAAATAGTGGCACACTAAACGAGCAGTTTACAGCTCAAGCCAAAAAGGTTGATGAGTTGCAGCAAAACATAAATCCTTTACTGAGCAGGTATGATGCATTGAAAGATAAAGCCATACTAAACAGCGCTGAACAGGCTGAATTAAAAAATATTATTGAACAGGTAGGCGCTGCTATTCCCAATGCGGTTACCCAGTTTGATAAATATGGCGTTGCCATTGGGTTAAATTCTGATGTTGCCCGAAAATACATCGAAGATCAGGCTGTGTACATGAAGTACATTAATAAGCAGGCTATTGAAGAGGAAGAAAAAACACTTAAGGACCTTGAAGAGAAATACGCAAACATGACCCAGCGTATGGAGGAACTAAACAGCACGGGTAAATTGTCGGTTTACGTAAAAGGTTCTCAGGTGGACAATCAGGCTACTGAAGAAGAGATAACCGAATTCAGGCGGCAATATGCTTTACTTGAAGGTGATGTACAAGGATCGAAAGAAACCATCAAGAAACTCAATGGCGAAGCATTGAAGGAAGAGATAAAAATGCGTGAAGATGCTGTGGTGCAACAACAGGAAGATGTTATAGTGATGAGTGATGCCGACAAAAAAGCCCAGGAAAAACTTTTGGCAGATAAAAAGAAGGCCCAGGAGGATTACTATAATGACGTTGCCAAACTTGCTGATGATGCGTTTAAAAAGTCGCTGAGCAAAGATGAACAGGAACTACTTGCGATTGATGAAAAATACCAGGCACTTTATGCCAAAGCTGATTTAGCCGGACAGGATACATCAGCTTTACAACAGCAACATGCTGATGAGCTTTCGGCAAAGCAACTGGAAATTGAAGAGCGTACCCAGCAGGCAATTCTTGAGTTAAAGCAAAAGTATGGCATTGATGTTACTGCCGAAGTGATGGCGTTGGAGCTTGCACAGCTTTATGATTTGAAAGCTAAAGAACTAATTACGGAAGACCAATTCCTTCAAGCAAAACAGGCTCTTATTGATAAGTACAATAAAAAGGATTTAAAGGCAGAAAAACAGGCTGCAAAAGATGCTGTTCAGATTGAGAAATGGAAACAGGAAGGGAAGATGGCTGTTGTTGAAGCTACTTCGAATCTTGTGCAGACGATTTTTAAATCTGAATCGATTGCGGCAAGGATTGCAGCTTCGGCCATGGCGATTATTAATACCTGGGCAGCAGCAACAGCGGCCTTAGCTCCACCACCATTTGGCGCTGGTCCCATTGCCGGTATTCCGTTTGCAACGGCAGCAGTGATAAATGGCTTGGCAAATGTTGCCAGGATAAATGCCGTTCAGTTTGCCGGTGGCAAGTACGATGTAATTGGCGCCAGCGATGGAAAGACTTACCGCGCTGATTATGCGCCAACTTCAAAAACAGGAGTTTATAATGCGCCAACGCTCATCGGCGACGGTGCGCCGGAGCTTGTGATTGACGGTCCAACCCTGCGAAACATGCAGATGAATGCACCGGGATTAATCCAGGCGATACTTCAAATGAGAGTGCCGCAATACAGCTCTGGCAATTATGGCAGCGTGAGTGATCAAAAGGTTCAAAAGGTTCAATCCGTTCAACCATCTGACAACGTAGCATCTGCTATGATGCTTACATTGCTTGCTGAGATTTCGGCAAAGCTCGACAATCCTACCAGAGCAGCAATCAGTTACAGCGATCTGGATAAATCAATTAAGGAAGTTGAAACAATTAAAAATAGTGTCAGTAAATGATAACGATAACAAAATATCCCGAGCCGGTGGTTCTGGCTGGCAATAAGGTGCTGGTAAATGCTACCGGTACAAAAATGTACAGCAATGCCGGGCAACATAGCATTTTTAGAATACGATGCTATCTCAGCGAAGCTATAACTGCCGGAAGCAGCGTAACACTGTCATGGGGCAATAAATCTGTTACTATAATTTTCCAGGGGGCAAATCCTGATAATTCGCCGTTTATTTTCAGTCCTACATTGGCAATAACCCAGTATTGGGCTGAGTACTTTTTCCAGTTCCTTCAGAATATTTATCAGTTTGATGCTGATTTCATTTTGTCGCTTGATATTTCGTCAGGAGTTTATTTCGATATTACGTTTACTTCACGCGAAAAAGGCAGCAATTACACCATTACTTCAACCCCTGATGTTAACCTTACATTTGTAAATGTGCAACAAGGTTTGGACCCGGTTATCCGATCAGGCTATCAACACATTTTCCAGGTTAAAGACACCGACGGAAACATTATTGGCGAGGAAGCCATAACCCCGGATGCAAACCAGCAGTCAGTTTTCGATACTTCGGAATACCTTTATAACAGGCTCGAACTGAACAGGGCTGCCGTTGAAGGCTTTTCGTTTCCGGTGCAGGAAGACAAGATTTTTGAGCGCGGCGCCCAGGCACTCCGGTTTTTTGTGCGCTATGCCGAAAAATGGGATCAGACGGTGCAAACAATGTACAGCGGCGCAATATGTACCGCGCTGATGGGCGGATTAAGCAAAGTTAAAGAGGCAGAGTTTACAGCTTACGGAACAACGTTTTCGGCTTTGCTGGATGATGAACAGTTTTTCCTTACCTGGCAACCGGTTACAAAACGTAACTCGTTGTCTTCGACTGAACGGCTTTACTTTTACAACAACGCAAACCGTACAATCTATCTAAAATTCAAAGTCTATTTTTATGATGGAACCACTTCAACCACAACCAACCCCGATTTCCTCACTATTCAGGCAGTAGTAGGAAAGGTTTACGAATTCGATACTTCAGCAGGTTTCTTCCCAAATCCGACTTCACCTATCGAAAAATATGAGGTATGGCTTGAAACTACAGATGATGAACGCATCAGCGAAATACGCACTTACCAGGTCGATTATACTTTTTACCGCAATGAGCAACACTTTATTTTCCGTAACAGTCTGGGCGAATTTGATACGGTAAGATGTACAGGAAGGTTAAAAAGGCAGGGCGAATTTAACCGCGAAACCTTTACCGACGACGACAATGAGCGTCATCAGCTTACCAATTTGATTGATGCTACCTACAGCATAGAAACAGGCAGCATCCCGGGAGACCATGCCAGGTGGCTCGAAGATATGATGTTGAGCAAGGAAGTTTACTGGCTCACGCAAAACCAGTCGCTGCCGATCATCGTCACGAATAAGAAAAGCACGGAGCAGGTTGACGACCAGCGCCGGTTTAATGTTTCGTTTGATTTCGCCCTTTCGGCAATCGAAACGTACAGCGCCGCGCCATCAACACGCAATGCAGTTTTAGAGGAATTAACCGGCAACAATAACGGAAACATCAATGCTTAAAATCAAAGTTGGCACCGAATATCTGGACATGGGAAAGTTCTCGGTTTCCTTTGAGCTGCTTTCGCCGGTTTTTAACGACGTTGGCAGTTTCAGTTATCCGTTCACACTTCCGGCCACAGCCAAAAATAAGCAGGTTTTAGGCTTTCCGGCAAAGGTTAACTACGCAAATTTCACCACGCAAAAGGTAGCCGTTGAGTTGTTCCTGAGCGGACTTTTCTGGAAACGCGGCAACCTGGTAATCACCGAGGCCAACAAAGACAGCATCCGGGCAAACTTCACTGTTTCGGAAGGTTATTTTTATTCGACGATTAAGGATTTGAAGCTGGCGGATTTAGATTTGGGGGGAGAGCGCTGGCATTTTGATTACGAAACGGCACCATTCAGCCCGTTTAATGCAATTTTCGATAAATCATATCCTGAAGTTGATTTCATTTTATTCCCTGTTTTTTGGCCTGAATTTTATGGAGACACAGCGAAAGGAACACTGCTGAATGATACGTTTTTCGGTTATGTTAACTGGTTTAATCATGAATTCCCGTTTTATGGCGAAGAAGCAAATACGCTTGTTTTGTTCCCATTCCTCAATTACGTTATGAAACAAGCATTTGCCAGGTTAAATATTAACCCGACAAAAAACATCTTTACACAGGATCAGTACCTCAGACAACTGGTGCTTTTTAATCATATTTCGTGTAATGTATGGACCGTTGAAGAAGAAGGCGTTACTCCTGTTACAAATACAGAACACCGGTTTAGTCTGAATAATTATGTTCCGGATCTCACGGTTTCTGAACTGTTCGATTTTCTAAACAAAATATTCAAAAGCATCGTTTTTTATAATGATTTTTCAGGTGATATTTCGATAATCCTGTTGCGCGACATTTTACAGAGCAACGATATTATTGGTCTGGATGCACCTTTTAAAATGAATTATCTAAAGCTGAATGAGTATGATGGTTTTACGATGAGTTATGTTATTGATTCGTCGGATAAATCGGCAGAACAGTATTTTAAAGATATTTCAAAGTTCAATTTTAAAGGTGAATTATCAACCCTGGCCGAGCTGCCAGACAGTAATAACCTGCTTTTTGATTTGTACTTTATCCGTGATATTCACAAATATTACTATTACAATGTTACCTATTCGATTGGTGGAGATGTAGGCGAATTTGTGGAATATTCGGATGATCTTTTGACGATAACCGAAGGAAATGGCGATTTTGAATTTGAGATTCCAGGCGTTTTTGCAAAATCAGCACGAAGGCAGATTTGCGCAAATGACGGCGCTTTTCAGGAATATGAAGTCCCTTTGGTTTTTCCAGATAAGCCAGAGCCACGATTGATGTTTTGGCATGGTTTACAGCCAAATTTCGGGACACCCGATAAACCTTTCGGCAGCGCTTTTAATGTTTTGCCATTACAGCAAACAATTATTTCGCCATATTCTCTGGAATGGGAAGGTGAATATGGCATCAAAGAAAACTTCCACAAAAAATTTCTCGAATTCAAAAAGACTACCCGCGAGACGGAAATCAGCATGATACTTAAAGCATCGGAATTGAAAAACATTGATTTTTCGCGCAAATACCGCTTTGCCGAAGCCAACTGGCTACTATCCTCAATAAAATTTACGGTAACGAATGACAGGATTTCACCGGCTACAATTATTGCTTACAAGGTTTAAATTGTCCTTTTCTTAAACTTAAATTCATAACATTTTTGCTTAAAATAAAATTCGGATGGCGAAGTACACAAAAGCACAGGTTGATGAAAAGATAGCCTTAATTTTGGATAATAATTCAAAATTGGTTAACGCTGCCATAGTACGGGCAGTTTTGGCTACTTTGCGCGATATGGAGCAACTGGCTTCGTACATCAAACACGTAAACCTTACCCTCGACACGCTTACCGTCGAAGATGCGCTAACAGCCATTACCAACGCCAACATTCCGGTTTTTAACGTCAACCGCCCATACAAGGCCGGTTTTACGGTTTACTGGCAATACATCCTTTACGTTGCCAACATCGACATCGTTACGGGTGGACAAACGCCTGATATTTCGGCTAACTGGATTCCGGTTGCCGGTGGATCGGGTGGCACCATGACGGCAGGGCAGATAAAAGCAGCCCTGGAAACTTTGCAAGGAACGGCCCGCCTGAGTGCTTCGGCAATTAACGGTTTACTCACCGATGCCGACCAGCTTACTTACGATGATCCTGCTTTTGGGTTTATCGGTTCAGCGCTCAATTACCTGGTTTTGCGGCAAAATATGGACTATTCGCAAACTTTGGCTTACAAAGTTGGGAATATCGTTTTTTACAACAGTAAACTTTACAGGTGTAAACTTGCCTGCGTAAATGTACCGCCAACCAGCACAAACAATTGGGAGCTTGCAGTTCCGGCGCCAACTTCCGAAGCCGATTTTGTGGCATTTTACAACGATTTAGAAAAGAAAACCGATTTTGTGGTTACAACCGGAGGCACTGTTTCGTTTGACGAACGCTGCCTGTTAAGCGTAAAGGGAATAAGCTACATCTGGGAAATACAAAATGAGGCCGAAAACTCGCCGATAGTTTACAAAATCCGCAAATCGTTTGATTATGATTTTGATACGGCAGGAACATACACCATCAGGCTTTCGGTTTTTAATTCGGAAGGCGGGCTGATAGATTCCATCGAAAAGCAATCGTTTATTGAGGTTGCCGATACCATCCCGGATTTTACGGTTTATTATGGTACTTCGGAAGACACAAGCGTAAGCCAGGGCGAAGTTGAAGCAGGGACAACCTACATTGATACTACACCAATTGAAACTCAGATTGACTACAACATAACAACCCCAGCCGTTCCGTGGTTTGCTGCACCAGCTTCTAACGAATACACGCATTTTCAGGGACAGATAGCCGGATGGATGCCAATATCTGACGGATGGACAAAATCACAACTGTACATCAACAGCATTCTTTACACGCTTTATGTTTATACTTATCCTACACAAGTAAATTATTTCATGTTTAAAAAAATAACATCTTAACAAAATGCCAATAGCACGAATACCATTAGGTACAGGAATTTCGATAAATGCCCCGGCCGGTCCTGATCATAAAATGAATGTAGGAGGAGCCGATTCCGTTTATTCAACAAAGGATGGCGCAACTGGAATACCTTCTTATTGGAGATATGAAGGGATGCCGGTTTGGGCTAAAGAAGAAGGTGTTTGGAATAAATACATCCTGGCTGCTGATCTTACTACATGGATACCAGACATTGGCGGAGTTTCGCAGGAAGATTTCGACGAGCACGTTGCAGCTGCTAATCCTCACGGAACAACGGCTGCGGATATTAATACCTTATTTGCAAATCAAACCGTTGAAGAAGCGCTTATTTATCTTTCAGGATTAGCCGAAAACGCGGCCACACAAGCATCATTAACAGCACATACTGGCAATAAATCTAATTCTCATGAAGTAAATGCTTCGCAAATTCCAACATCAATTTTATTATCAAGTGTTCAAACATTGCTGGATTTATTGCGTACTGATGTTGATTTAAAAGCTACAATACAGTCGCTTACTACTCACGCTAATTTAAAAATTCATGCCGGAGCTACGGCCAGCGACTTACCTTCAACAGGAACATGGGCAACAGTTCAGGCAGCAATTACAGGCTTGCAAAATTTAATCCTGGCAATTGACACGCTTAGCGAATTAACCGGAGCAGCTGCATCAAGCAATGTAACGAATTTATCATTTCTTAAAGGTTTAAATGGTACTCCTTATACTTTAGCAACTGCAAATCCTACATCATTAAACTTTACAGCAAAAAACATCTATAAAGCAAATTTTTCGGCTGATACTACAATCACCCACATTACAAACCCAGTTGATGGAGGATTGTACTGGCTTGTTTTAGGATTTACAGCGACGGCAACAGTAACTTTTAATAATACAGCCATATCTGGATTAGACCCGATTAAAGGATACGCCGGGACAACCTGCCTGCTTACCGGTGTTTATTACGACAGTAAATGGCACTTTACCAGGAGTGAGTTATTCGACCTGAGATTTACCTATTATTATGGGGTTTCGACTGACACAACAGTTCTCGCACCCGAAATTATTTTACAAGGCACATCAGCAATATCCGGTAAAATCCAAAATATTAAGGTTAACTACAATATGGCTGATATAGCCTATCCGTGGTTTGCTGCACCGCAGGCAGTTCCTTTTACGATGGTTCAGGAAGTATTGGGCGACCCAATGACGATTGAAAGCAGGTTTACAATCACAACCGTCCTTATAAACTCGGTTACATACAATGTTTATGTTCACAAATCATATCCTACACAGATTTCAACTTTAACATTTATACTTTAAAACATGGCAAACGAAATAAATATCGGGGTTCAGATAAAATCCCACGGACCCTGGCCTGACATCAGCAAAATGTTTGTTGGATTCGATTTCAGCGATTACGCAAACAAAGAGGCTATCCCGGTTGAGCTTCGGTTTAAAGACATGGTTGTTTTTGAGAATTTAAGCGGCACCGTTAAGGAATATCAGCTTAAAACTGCTACTGCCGACGAAAACTTTGTGGAAACAACCAAAATCGACAAAGCCACCCAAGCTGCAAAAGCCGCCGAAGGAATTTCGATTGGTGGGTTTTACGCATACGATCAGGGTTTAACTTTCGGAATTACCAAAGCCGATACAATTCATCCGGTGCTGGATGGTACTGAAGCAGTTTTACTCCAGGGTTATAACGAAAAGATTTCGTTTAACGCCGGAAAAGTTGTCGATGCAAACATCACAGCCGAAGCAAACCCCAGCGCCGACCTGCTCGAAATCGAATGTTCGGCAGTTCACGGACTTTCGGATGGCGACCTGGTTGTTTTGACAAACATGAACAACGCTGCACACGACGGAACTACAAAGGTTACAGTTGTAAATACTACGAAATTTACCTGCGACGACATTGATTATGTTGCCGGAGCGGGCGCATCGGCTGGATCGGTATTTATGCCGGCATTTTTACAGATTCCGGCAAGTGGGAGCGATGGCGCTTACAAGATCGACCTGAGCATCACGGGGACACCTGGAGCAGCCGGCAAAAACTGGCAGTTTGCAGTTTATGTTGATAACTCGATTCAGGATCCGCTTGTTACCGAAATCACCACCATTGCAGTGCTCACAAACATTTCGTTAACCGGAATTGTGTTGCTGGCAGCAAACCAGCGGGTTTGGGTTTCGGCAAAAAACATTACCGACAACAGTGATTTTACAATCAGTTACATGAGTTTTTCAATACATAAAATCAATTAAGATGAACACAGTAAAAAGTGGAGAAACACCAGCACGGATAAAAACAGTAGGCGATTACACCTACTTATGTTTCCCGGATTTTGGCGTTGACGACCTCGATGCAGCCGGCTGGGCCATCAAGCGCATAGATAGCACCGACAGCGACGATGTGATTATTACCTGGGCAAACGGATCGCTTGATAAGGTATTGAACGCCGCCGATGTAATTGCCGGCACCGAAGTAGTAATCTGGAAAAACATTGTGTAATTTATCGTTATGCCAATAGTCAATATTTCACGAACTGGTCAGGTAGAGATAGGAGAACTCGTTTCGCTTATTGATAATCATTTGTATTTTAGTAAAGGAAGTGGCAATTTAATTGAGGGTGATTTTAATATCGAAACCATTCCGTTTCAATCTGATGCTTTGTTTTGGCTTAATGGTGAAATCATTGATGTAGGTGAAAGTAAGTATTTCAAAGATCAGTTAAACGATAAACATTTCCTGATAACAGGTTATGATTTTGATACAGCATGGACTATTGGTATGCCGTACAAAAGTGCTGCAACAATATCTGCTCCTGCTGATGATGCTGCGCTGATAGCTGCTGACATTAATAACTATCTGTATGCTGCGGATGGCACACCAAACCAGATTCCTGTTGTTTCATTATTTCAAGATGTTGATTACGAACATAAGTTATTCTGCCGACATGCAGCGCAAATAGTTGATGAAAATGGTGTTGAGACTTCTGAGCCACGAGTTTTGGATATTGTGCTTTATGGTAATATTAAAGCAACTACTGATTTAACAACTTGCCAAACTTATTTTGGAGTACCAACAGAGGATGCAAATTCTTATTGGGTTGATGCGGTTAATGGAAGTGATACTGCGCCTGGGGATGGCTCTAAAGCACACCCCTGGGCTACACTTGTAAAGGCCGTATCTACTGTTACTGATGGGAAAGTAATTTACTTAAAAACAGGCAACGTATTAACATCTGGCTATCTTAATGACACAAGAGATCATAATGTCATTGGATTGGGATTAGTTATTACAACTCCTGATGGAGCAACTAACGGATTAGCTATTTCAAGATACTCAGAAGTATTTAATGGAGTTTACAGTAAGCCATCAGTTAATGCAACAAGAAATATATACCCGAGTGCTTCAGCATTAAGCATCGTTTTGAGCAAAATGTATTTGAGTGCAACCGGAGGCGGAGCCGTTTCTGGTACGGCAAAAGAATTTAAGTGGAATGTTATAAAGGGAACATATATAACTGGTATTAATTTTTCTGGTATTCCTGTAAATCAAGATATTGATACTAATTATGCTAATGTAATAGAATCAGCCGGATATTTCTTAATCGTTGCAGCAAGTGGAATATGTAATATTAAGAATAATAAAATGATTGTTAATGGAAGTTTCTCCTATCTGGCTATGTTAGGGGCGGTTAACATATTTGGCAATTATTTTGAAGGAAACGGTAATTTTTCAGTCAGAAACGACGGTCTTGTCGATATTCACCATAACGTTATTAAGATGAACAGCCTGAACCTTCCTTATAACAATAATACCAACATTTCACATATCAGAAATAATACTTTTATTAATACGCTCATTGATTCCGATTGTCCAGCTTTAATAGAAAACAACTTACTTACATTCACTGAAAACGGAGGATTGATTGGGTTTACTCTATCAGCCGCAAATAACATACAATCAGCTATAATTCGCAACAACACACTAATATCTTCTGAAAACAGAGGTGGATATGTAATCGGTAGCGATTCAAGCAATTCGGCGGATGGTAAAGTAACGTTGTCTCTATTTGAAATGAACAAATTAATTTCAAATGGATCTCCTCATGGGTGTCTAATGGGCTATCAACACAACCCCGTAGCAAGATATAATAAGATCGTGGTTGCTGGAGGATATGGGTTTGTGATGGAGGGAAAATATGGACAAGCTGAATGGGATTCTGGTGGTATCTATGGTAATATTGTTAAGAGTGATTTCAGATTGGTGGTTACAAACATGGATGGATTGAAAATCTATAATAATACAATGATTAGTTCATCTGTAGAACCAATAGCCACCTATGCTTCACAGTCTCACACTGTAACTCCGATTAACTGTAAGATAAAAAACAATATTATAATTTCCCTATCAAGTGAGGCTAATTGTCGGGTAATTGCTTTTGAAAGTGCGACAAATGAAGTTGATTATAACATTTATTATTCACCAAATACACCACTAAAATTCAAAATAGGGGCTACTTATTACACTTTTGGTGAGTGGCAAGCATTAGGATTTGATACTCATTCAATCGTTCTTACAGAAGAACAATTTAATGGACTTTTTACGGATTTTGTAAATGGTGATTATTCGCTTAAAAATGATTCACTTGCAATAGGTTCTGGAGTTGCTTTAGACGCTGCTTATGATGATGGATTGGACACTTCAACAGAATGGGGTGCTGATACTGATTTACCTATTATTGTAACTAAACAGCAAGGTGCTAATTGGGATGTTGGGGCTTATGTTCATTAAAGGCTACTTCCCATAATCCTGGATCGTCTTTTTAAGATATTCCAACCTCGAAGCTACCACTTCGAGGTTTCTTTTTTCGACTTCGTTGCTTAGTACCCCTTAAAGGTCTTCACAAACTTATCGGATGCTTTGCGTCGGAATTTATTGAGATACTGCTGCGTTTGATCGAGCGAGTAATGACGGTTCTACTACTTCCCCCAATCTTCAATTGTTTTTTTAAGATATTCCAACCTCGAAGCTACCACTTCGAGGTTTCTTTTTTCGACGTAGTTGGATTTTGTGCGCTGTACGTCGATCATCTCCCGCAAAATACCTTCAAACATCGTAATAATGTTGCCCAAATGTTTAAAAACCATCCAATTTCCGTTTTCCCATCCAGACCTGTCGATGATTAGGGTAAAACTTTTATTGATAAACTGCAAATCTTCATCAAAACGCATGGCAATGATTTCTCGCTGCTCATTGTCGAAATAGAACCACATTTTTCGATACTCGGTAAAAACTTCGATGTAAATTTTGTTAAGCTCGAAGAGTTTTGTCTTTAGAAACTCATTTGTCTCAGCCAGAAATTTTGTTAAGTGCTTCCGGTTTGAAAATGTGTTGGTTGAGTTGTTACCGAGCACAACACGAAAACTATGATCCCTGGTAAGAATCGAATTTTTATTCTTTTCATCAAATCTTTCAATTTTCGCAGCTTTCATTTGAGGTAAAGTATTGATTGTTAGTTTCCTTGCTTTTTGTAAGTTATTGATTATTAGTATTGTTTTGGTATTGGAAATGTCCTATAATTAATACTATGAAATTCCTTTCAGTTTAATTATCAGGGCGTAACAAGCAGTAGGGCAGGGCATAACAGGACGTTTGCCTGGTAATAATTTTCAGTTACGATTTTTTAGGGTGTCTCTCATATCCCTTTTGCTTTTTTTTTTGCAAACCAATCATTTTAAAGAACTTAAAAAAGCGAAGTGGGGATGTGTGGGAGTAAGAACACTTACCGTCGCGGCACGCTGTGATTTGTGTATTTAGCTTCCTTGAATGGATCCCCATTCGCTATATTATTGTCTCATTCGTGGCGTTTTGTAATTTCCATTATGTGTTGCCATTATCAAATCGTCTTTATCAGATGTGCTATTTTTTTCGTAACGATCAATTTCTTTTTCTAATCGTGATATCAGTTTTTCCTGACTTTTAATTTGTGCCCTTAATAATTCGACTTCTACCTTAGAATAAGCAGGCAATGGGTCTTCCACAATATTATTAAATTCTTCATTCCACCAATACGATGGTGAAACGCCTAAAGCCTTACTCATTTTTTCGAGATCAGAAACCCTGCAATCATTCCTTTCAAAAATCTGGTAAAATACCTGCTTATCTCTTCCAAGCATTTTTGCAAGCTTTGGAACGCTGATATTTTTTGACTCAGCATATTTTTGTATCTTATTGATTACCATTGTTTTTAAAATTAAATAATTTAGAAATAAATTAAATTACAACTTTTTGAAATTATTTCTTGACTTTTATGAAATTATTTAATTACGTTTGCAATTCAAATATAACATTCATTTATTGATTTAACAAATAATATTCCAAACATGTTAAAACAGGACATAATTAAAAAAATAAGGACAAATACCCGCTTAAAGCTAGAAATTGCCCTGATGCTCGAACGCAGCATTCCTACAATTGAGCGGATGCTCAACAAAAACCACCTGATGCTTACCAGGTTTGACGTCCTCAAAAAACTGGCTGCCGAACTGAATATCGAAAACTTTGAAGACCTGTTGGAAAAATCAGAAGCTTACTTCTCAAAATCGGCGTAATTATGAAAATAGAATTCCTGAAGGACCGAAAAGGCGTGTTGAAGCCGGTAATTTATTTTAAATTCATCGGACAAACATTCGACACCATCGAAACATTAACTCCCGAGCAGTTTGAGGCCATTTTTGAACAGGTAAATAAACATCCCGAAGCTCACATGGCATTGATCAGCCTATCGAAACATTTTCCGGGTGATAAGCGTAAAATCCTTTCTCAGTTTATCGAATGTAATTGGGCCGAACTGGACGATAAAGTTGACATATCTGAAGATAAGTTAAACTATGAGTTTGTTTCATGCCCTTTGCGCGCAACTGGAAACTGCCCATTTGGTGAGAATATTTGTATGATTAAATCCTGCCACCAATGATCCAGCCCATCACACTCCAAAGCATCATAACTTTTCAGCAAAAAAAGCTGAAAAAGGCAAAGCGCACCGAAAACGAAACCGTGGTGTATGCCGAGAAAATGATCCTTGAAATCCTGAAAGAACATGAGGCAATGGTAAAAAATATTGATGGCAACGTGGTTGTAACCATGTCGCCGGAAAGATTTAAACTGATCGAAAACATCAGGCCAAAAATTGTAGAGAATTCACTTTAAAAATTTAATACTATGAATAAGAAAGAATTACATGTTTTAAAAAATGAAATTAGCGACGTATCTTTTATGTTGCAAACGCTTAAAAATGAATTTAACTCAAACCTTGAGCTATCAAAATTAATTGGCATTAAAAATTATGAAATTACGAATCTCATAAAAAACGCAAAACATTTTAGCTCAGATCGGTTTATTGATAATTATGATAAGGTACTAAAAGCCTACAATGTTTTGAAACCAAAGGATATTGAAAACAAACCAATAACTCAGGATTTCACTTCAAATTCAATAGCTTTAGAAGCTAAAGTAGGTTCATTTTTAATAGAAATACATGATTTCCTTGGCATTAAAGAATTTAAGCATTTTAATTTACGGAAATTATCGGATAAATATCATATAGGATCTGGTATTTGTCAAGTCGTTAGAAAACATGCTTTAGACCGAAAAGTACAAGGAATTTATAAATGGAAATCAAATGTTACTTTGAATAAAGAATTTGTTGATTTTATTTTGAATGAATACAGAAAATTTGACCCAGCCTATGCGCCAACATACAAAAAAAACATGACAGGTGTAATACCTGGAACAGTTCAAATTAATCCACTACAATCAAACTACTCTGATAAAAAATATGGATTAATTAGAACGTTTATTTTTTACATCTTAAAAATATTCAAAACATTTATAAAATGGATTTTTTAAAATATCAGGCCCACCGGGGTGACGTTGGATGATCACTCCGATTAGAACTCACTGATTTCTTAGTGAGTGATGGCCGTGTTCCCCGTTTTTGTAATCCACTTTTTTAGGGGCAAACCTGTCGGACTGGGGAAACGTAAATTCCTAAATATATCAGCTAAACACGGCAAAGAATGATGACAGGAAAAAACCTGTGACAGGAGGCAAAGACCCCGAAATTGTATGAAGCTAAATACGTCGCGGCACGACTGTAACAGCTTCCAGTTCTTTCGAATACCAGTGTTGGAATCACGCTTCAGGGCGTGATCTCCAGCTTGGTTTTTTTTATCACAATGAAAAAAATAAGGTACAAAACCGGACAAAGCAGCTACGCAAAAAGGATGATGCGACGAAACCTGATCATCGTTCACGCGCTGAAATTGATGGAAAAGGATTTGAGATGGAAATTAAAAAGCCTTCCGCGTGGTAGCGAGCTACGAAGCTACTTTAAAGATGAAATTTCGATAACTCAAAATATTTTAGAACAATACAAAAACCGAATTTAACATGTACACAACAATTGGAATTATGTTTTTAGTAGGGATCATTATTTTGATCGGCTTCGCCTACATGCTTGATAAGCTCACCGAGGCCAACGAACGCAACAAAAACATCTATCGCGATGCAGCCCGCGAACGGTGGCAAGCCGAAAAAAAAGAATCGCTATGATTTTCCGGGTAGATAAATTTGAGAGTTGCCAGGTTACCGGAATCACAGATTTTGAACTGACCTGGAATGCCGGAAGAGGCGAATACAGCGAAAAGCTGTTCGATATCCAAATCGCACAAGCTGTTGATTACATTTTTTCGATGGCACGCGACGCCATCCTGCTAAGGCTTGAACTTTTTTTGAAAAAGGTTATTCCAATAACCGACCGCGCCGATGATGCAGCCTTTTTGTGGGGGAAACTGGCCGAATTAAACGCTAAGGATTTTAAACCAATTTGCCAGAACATTAACTTTTTAAAAGACCGCATTTACGCACTGATCCCCGGTAAAAAAACCGACATCGAAACCGCGCTTCACCGCGATGCACAAGATATTATCGACTTCGCAAAAACCAACTGCGAAGCAAAATTTGAAAATTTTATTAATCATTTAATAGCAGCTTAATTATGAAAACTGACAAGAAAAAAATTGAAAAGGAAAGATTGGACATTTATAATGCAATAAAGCATGAAATTCATAAACGAATTAAAGATGGAGAAGTAAACTCTTACTGTCGGTCATAGTGGGTTAATTCAAATAATGTAAATTATGGTTATGAAATGATGAGTGCAAAGATTAATTATCGCATGAAAAAGTTGGTAGATGAAGGCTATTTAACTATCGAATCAAATATTTATGGGGTAAAATATAGGCTAACCAATAAAATTTATGGAGGCCAGCAATGAAAACACATCCAATAATTTTCAGCACCAAAATGGTGCAGGCCATCCTCGAAGGCCGCAAAACGATGACGAGAAGGATTGTAAATACAACAATGCATGGTTGGGATGCACAGAAAATGCAGTTTACAATAGTTGAAAATCATAAATCTGAAACAATCGGTTGTCAGGCATATTTTAAAGATAAAGAAAACCATTTCCATTTAGGAATAAAATGCCCTTACGGCCAACCAGGCGACGTGCTTTGGGTGAGGGAGACCCATCAGTTTAGATATAATGACATTTCTCAGCCAGCTTACAAAGCTGATTTTCCTGATAGCTTAAAAAATCAGTGCAATAGAGTTTCATGGAAACCCTCCATCCACATGCCAAAAGCCGCCTGCCGTATTTTTATACAAGTAACCAGCATCAGGGTTGAAAGGTTGCAGGATATTACTAAAAAGGATTCGATTGCTGAAGGCATTTTAAGTGATCACACTGATGGCGATTATTACTATTTCTACCCATGTAACGATCTTAGAGACGATACTTATTTGGATAACCCGATAACATCATTCTACTCACTTTGGAAATCAATCAATAGTGAAGAATCCTGGAACTCCAACCCCTGGGTATGGGTAATAGAATTTAAACGGATTGATAAACCTGAAAACTTTTAAAACTATGCACAAACTTGAAAAATTGGGATTCGTAAAAAACACTAAAACCATCAATGGGTTTCGGCCTAATTACATTAAAGACAATAAACTGGTTTTTGTTTTCAATAAGTCGTATTGGTTGGGAAGAATAGTAAGTCTTGGATGGGCTTACAGAAATTCACCTTACACAATTATCGGAATTTTAACTGAAGATTCACCATCATTAGCAGCTTTTGATTGGGTTATTGGTCAAGGTTCAACACTGTTAACATTAAATCCTTTATCAAAAGTAGTCTATAATAAAGAGACTCAGCAACTCGACTATGTACCAATAACTGAAATTTAAACCTGAAAACTTTTAAAATTATGATCATCGAAAAAATTGAAATCGCGGAGCTTCTTCCAAGCGATCTTAAACAAGGGCACCGAATAATAAATGTTGGCATTGTAAAAAGTGTGGAAGAATGGAAAAATTGCTTTAAAGTAGAAATTTATGGTAACGATCCATTTATTATTCAAAAACCATATATTTCAATAAAAGTTCTATCCGAAAACGGAAGGCCAAAAATAGAAAAACCCATCCTCTAATATGACAGCCAGTAAAATCAAAATCCGCAAGCCACAGGTTGAAGAAACCAAACCAACATGCCTGGCACCCGAAATGTTCTGCATGTTTTGCAACACAAAACTTCCACCGTTTCACGAAACGGTTGTTTGCAAAGCTCCAGCCTGCCGAACCAAACAGGCACAACTCCAACAACTTCGCCGCGACCATCGCTGGAATGGCGAGATAGAACCTGGCTACATTTTCCAGTGTACCCAGGCATGTATTTTTTAAAATGATTTCCCAACCCAAATAATCTAAACTATGATCAGCCCTGAAAAAAAACAGGAGGTTTTGCGTGTCGCCAGGATAGAGGATGTTGTAGCAAAATACTACGATCTTAAAAAGTCGGGGGCTTCGCTTTATACTACCTGCCCAAAATGCGGCAAATCGGGTAAAGGAAAAGGCTTAATCGTTACCAAATCGAAACAGGTTTACAAATGCTTCTCATGCGACTTTGCCGGAAACAACGCCATTAGTTTTGTGATGGAAACTCAGAACATCACCTTTCCGGAAGCTACAAAGCAGGTTGCGTCCTTGTACAACATTGATGTTGATGAGCGCCCCGAACCCAAAGGACCGCAAAAGCGTGGCGGAAACCTGCCTGAGTCGTTCAGGAATATTCAGCTTAAGCAGTCGGGTTTGGATGAAAACGACCAGAAAGCTACCGTGTTTGTTGCCGACGATACCGAAAAGATTGTTGATACCATCGTTGCCGGTACGCGCAACCAGTATGGCGCCATCGCCGATGGCGACGACATGATTATCTGGTATTACGACCTCGAGGGCCGGCCGGTTGAGTTTAAAACGCCAAAGCGCGACAAACTGGAGCACCTTTGGCGGATCCGCTGGCAGAACCCCGACCTGCATTGCGATAAAAACGGCAATCCGATGAAGTACAGCAGCCCTTATGGCTCTGGTACCCATCTGTATATTCCGGAAATCATGCGCAAAATGTACAAGGAAGGGCGCATCATCAAGCGGCTGTACATCCAGGAAGGCGAAAAGAAAGCAATAAAAGCCTGCAAACACGGGATGCCTTCGGTGGGCATTATGGGCATCCACGCGCTGGGAAGCCATGGCCAGTTACCTTACGACCTGCAGCTACTGGTGCAGCGCTGCCAGGTGGCCGAAGTGGTTTTTGTGTTGGATGCCGATTGGGACGAGCTTTCGCACTCCATCCAAACCGGATCGAAGGTTGATAGCCGCCCATGGTCGTTTTTTAATGCCGTTAAAAGCTTCCGGGAATATTTTAAAACCTTCGTTAACCTTGGGCATTATCTTGAGATTTATTTTTCACATATAAAAGCCAACGAGAATAAGGACAAAGGCATCGACGACCTGCTGACCAATTCACTTCCCGGAAAAGAGATTGAGCTTTTTGAAGATTTCGAGAAAAGCATCAACCTGAAGGACGGCGCCGGGAAGTACATTGATCTGCATAAGATCACCACCACGAGCGATGGCAAACTGATGGAGCTTTGGTCGCTGCAGTCTGCCGAAGCTTTTGCCGAGCGTTACCGTGAGCAGCTTGAGGAAATTAAAGAATTCAAAATTGGCAAGCACCTGTGGCGCTTCGGAGAAAATAAAAAGCTGGAGCTTGCACAGCCTTTGCACGACGACGAAATATTCTGGAGTGTTGTTACTAACCAGGACAGGTCGGGGAATGACAGGCAAACCATTACTTTCGATTATGAGAATGCTTACAACTTCCTGCGCAATCGTGGTTTTGGCCGCATTATGATGGCCAATGGTCAGTATTTCTTCTGCCATCTGGATGGGAAGGTTGTGGAGATTGTGGAGCCGTTCCAGGTAAAGGATTATGTGCTCGAAATCATGCAGGAGATCTGCCCCAAAGAGGTTCGCAACATGCTTTACCGGGGCGGCAGGATGTATCTTGGACCAGAAAGCCTTGGTTCGCTCCGGTACTTCGTCCCGGAGTTCATCAAAGCCAACCAGACCAGCCAGCGGCTGTTCTTTAAAAACAAATACTGGCAGATATCAGCAGGTGGCATCGAAGAGAAAGCCATCACTAACCTCGATTACCATGTTTGGCGCGACAAAATCATTGATTTTGACGCTACCAAACTGAGCGAACCGATTGTAAAGATTGATAAACGCGACGGCAATTTTAGTATCAGGTTTTCGAAAGAAGGCGCCAACTGCCACTTTGCACGCTTCCTGTACAACTCATCAGAGTTTAACTGGCGCAAGTTTATTAATCCCGAAACCCGCGAAAAGATTATGGACGAGCGCACCGCCGAAGAGCGCTTTGAAACGAACATGCACTTTGTGAGCAAAATGACGGCCATCGGGTACCTGCTGCATAAATTCCGGGATAAGAGTTGTGAGAAGGCTGTGATTGCCATGGATGGCAAGATAAGCGAAGTTGGCGAGAGCAACGGACGGACAGGTAAATCGCTCCTGGGCTTCGCCATCGGGCAGATGATCCCGCAGAGCTACATCCCGGGCAAGAGTAAAAACCTTACCGAAGATCCATTCATCTGGGAAGAAGTTACCGAGAAAACCGACAACGTATTCCTGGACGACGTGCGTACCAACATCGACTTTGAGTTCTTTTTCCCGATCATCACCGGGCGCATTACCATCAACGTTAAGGGTAAAAAGAAGTTTACCCTTACCGACGAACAAACACCCAAGCTATTCCTCACAACGAACCACGCAATAAACGGCGATACTTCATCATTTCGGGACCGGCAGGCTATTATTGTGTTTTCTGACTATTACAACGAAACCCACAAGCCTGTCGACGATTTTGGCACCAACTTCTTTGTGGAGTGGGACAAGATACAGTGGAACCTGTTTTACAACTTCATGAGCGATTGCCTGCAGCTATACTTTATGGCCCGCGACAATGGCTGGGGACAATCAGGATCCGGACTGGTGCTTCCACCCATCGAGCGCATCGAGATGCGCCGCATGCGCCAATTTATTGGCGAGGACTTCCTGAGCTGGGCAAACGAGTATTTTGGTATATCGGATTTCGATTCGCCTGAAGATTTAAAACAGGTTAACAGCCCGAACCTGAACGTGCCCATCCCGCGCCAGGAGCTGTTTAATAACTTCCTTGATAAAAACCCATTCCACCGCAAGCACACCACGGCATATCGCTTTAAAAAGAAGATTACAACCTGGTGCAAGTTCCGTGGATTGCAGTTTAATCCCCTCAATTTCGACAACCAGAGCCGCCCCGGTGCCGACGACAAATCCGGCGGCGTTGAAAATTTTACAATAAGCAATGGAAAGTATTGATGAAAACGACTCAATTTGAAATACCATACCCTGATTTCAAATTTACCTATGCTGAGTTCTTTGCCGGCTGTGGTGGTTTATCATTAGGATTTGAGCGGGCTGGATTGAAATGTGTTTCAGCTCTCGAAAGGGATGCAGCAGCGGCAAACACATTCTATCATAATCTTTGCTATGAAGGCTGGACACATGTTTGGGTTGATCCTGAAGATGAGAAGACAATTAAAAACATTAATAAATGGGACCACACAACGTCAAATTTCTTGTTTCCTGATGGTGTTGATGATAACTGGCTAACAAGTAGCAATCCTACTCCATGTTTAAATCTTTTCGTAATGGATATTATGAAATTGGATCCTGAAAATTGGATGGAACTTTGTAAAGTGAGACCAGGAGACATAAGGATTTTCGCAGGTGGGCCTCCATGCCAGGGGTTCAGCACTTCAAACGTTAATCGTAATATTCTCGACGAAAGAAATCAGTTACCACTCCGATTCATCCATTATTGTAAAGTATGCAAGCCTGATATTGTTTTCATGGAAAACGTTCCTGGAATTGTATCGCTCGGTAAAAAGAAGGGTGATAAAGAAGGCCCATTTATTCATTGGATCAGGGAAGCTTTTGATGAAGCAGGATACGAAATGCAGTATGAAATATTGAATGCAGCAGACTATGGGGTTCCACAGAATAGGAAAAGAGTAATATTTATCGCCAGTCGAAAGGAAATTAATTTCAAATACAGTTTTCCTGAGCCAACCCACGGTATAGGAAAGGAGGACTATGTTTCTGTTCGTGAGGCAATTTGTAGTTTGCCCCCTGTACAATCAGGAGAATCTTATGAGGGTAAGCCATATTATATTAAACCAGAGGCAGGACACGTATTGTGTTGTGGATGTCACAATTATGTGAAAGAAACACGTGTGAACTGTCAAATCTGTGGTCATTCGACTGTGAATGCAATTAAGGGTGGAATTTTAATAGCTCCTGAATTAGGCCTCACAATGCTTGATATTAACGAAGAAAATTTAAATATCGAAGAGGCTTTAAAAGAATTCATGATAATTGAAGAAATGTAAATGTTTCACTAAAAAATAGAAAATTATGCTTAAAATGATTGTAACCGAAAAACTAAACAGCGCACCTGCAAAAGCTGTTAAAATCCTGCTTGAATATTGTAAGAAAGAAAAAATCGAAAACCCAATGCTTTTGGCGACTATTGGTGTTAGTGATGGATCCAGATACAAGCTAACTTTTGAGCGGGTTGATTTGGAAGAAAAGGAGGCTACGAAAAGGGTAAGATTTTTTCCGACTGATACAGACGAAACATTTGATGGAACTGTAATAGATGAAAAGTCTAATTTTTATGTGGTAATTCCTGACCAAAATCGTGCATTAAGGCAAAACTGGAATAAAAAAAGGTGTAAAGAAATTGCTTTGGAAGAAAAGGAGGCTACGAAATGAAAACCACAGTAACAGCAATCTTCCCGGGAGGAATTGGCGAAGTTGAAATAAGCCGTGAACGTGCAGATCAGATTTTGAGACTGCAAAAGATCATCAGAGAGCAAAGAGAACTAGAACTACAACCATACCAGGTAACACAATCGTGGCGCACTACCACTTATGATTATAAAACCAGAAAATGGAAAACCTATCCGGTTTTTTATGTTAAACAAACCGAAAACGGACCAACAAAGCGGGTTTCATTAGAGACTGGTATTAAGTTGATAAAGAATAAAAGGTGCGGGCTTACTGGCGATATGAAAGTGTGGATGATGGAAAATGGTTATGGTGAAGTTGTTAAAGATTTACTGCACTCGTAAGATGGAAAACACAATTACAAACCCAGTAAGAAAAACAACTAGTGTTGACTTTCTAACCAGACATTTTGAGCAAATGACACCGTTTCGTAGGCAGTTACATTTGGCACATTATACCAAGCTTATTGATATTGAAGAAGGAAGGTTGATTTCTAAGTTAATGGTAACAGGTAAGATTTTTTACTACCAAAAAATGCCTTGGATGTTTGTATCCTGGAAAGAAGGTTTGAGTATTTTGAAAGAGGTAATGATAGCCAAAGGAGAGATAACCGATGAAAGTTGAAGATTTACGATTTATCGTTTTTGTGCTCGATTCGAAAATTGAACAGCACGACGGCAAAGTATTTACCAGCATGTATGATGCACGTAAATTTGTAAAGGATTGCATTGATGAAAAGTGGGGCAGCAAAATGATTATCGGTTCATTTGTTTTTAATCAGGAGCACAAAGAAATGAACATCGAATTTATTGAAACGTACGAATTTCCCTTCAGTAAAAAGAAGATCAGCCAACTTAATCTTTTTGAACATTATCAATTATAACAACAGAACTATTATGAACGAAAAAACGATTTTAAGAGCGCAGTTTGACGGGTGTAAAGGAGCATGGAAGATTGTGAAAAAGACTTTTAACGGTGCTGGTGGATGGGCAAAGTTTGCCGAATGGTATCTTAATAAAGAAACGGATGAAAGATATATCGACAGCTTGGTTGCTGATTTTCCGGAACTGTACGAAAAGGAGCCTTAATATGAAAAAATGTACAAAATGTGGTATTGAAAAGCCTTTGAGTGAATTTGGAAAAGATTCACACCAAAAATCAGGTTTGAAGCTTAGATGCAAAGAATG